ACTACAGTACGACCAATTTTAAAAATCCCTGTAAGATTATTTCGAGTAGTAATAGCTGTTCCAGGATAATCTTTCTTTACCTTTGCTTCTAATTCTCTATTCGTAAGTGGCCAACCTTGTAATCTTAGGTTATCATTCATTAAATAGAAAGTCCAATAATAAAGTGGTGTTCCATATAATCTAATTGAAACTTGGTCTGGTCTAAATCCTTCATGAATTTGCTCAAACTGATAGAGGCCAGCATCATCCTTAATCTGATCCACAATATCAGCATATGCAGTCAAATTTTGGAAAAGTACATTTGAAGTTTCATTACCAAATCGATACTGTACTTCTTCAAAGTCTTTAAAAAATCTCATCCGAATTCCCCTAAGATATCTTGCTTATTAAGAGTTCTAACCTCAACAAAATTAAGTGTAAGGTCAATCTCATTTGGTTGGCCATCGGCGTGAAATGTAGCACTAGTTGGATTATATGAAGTTTGAATATTTCTTAGATAACTAGTTTCTATTTTTGGTATTTTTGCATTCTGACCTTTATATTTAAATGATATATCAAATGCATTAGGGAAATTATATCCAATAGGAACGCCAGCAGGATTAATGGCTTCAGGATACATTTCTGTCCTAAAATGACGTATAATTTCTTCAACTATTCTTGCTTCAGTAGCCGAAGTAGCAATAAATTTAAAAGTAAAATTAAATTCCCGTATATTTACATTTCGAAACATTGCTCTTGTATTTGGGTTAGTTGTAGCCTGTACTGCTAGCTGACCAGCACGACCAATACCTCCAGGGATTTTATCAAATAATCTAGCGGTAGCTAATCTTGCTAACTGTTCAGTATTGGTATCTTTCATATTAAAAATAGACTGAAAACCTTCTGCTAGCCCTTTCCCAAAGGCTGTTATAACATCATCACCACTAGCTAAAGCTGCACCAGCAGCAGCACCCATAGGATCTAAATTAACATTTTCATATTGAACACCTTCGTTCATAACTAAGTTTCCGGCCGGCATGTATAAATCGATAATAGGTGTATTTTTAGCAGTTTGATATTTAATACCAGTCAATCCGGATACTGAAGATTTTACTAGTTGATCCTTTTCAGCATTTTTAGCTGCTTTTTGTTCTTGCTGTTCTCTAGTACCGGTACTAGGATCATCAACAACTCCATCATCATCGCTTTTTGCTTTTTTAGTTCCACCGGCTTGGCCAAAGAAATTATCTACATTTATTGCTTCAAAGAGTCTATTAGCTCCTAGTACTGGATTAATAGGCTTAGCCTCTTTTACAACGAACCTTATCCTAGCTAAATAGGAATCGTCTCTATTAATAGGATATGCCATAATGACATTACTTCTTTTTAGCGCCGATGTACCTAGATTGGTATTATTTTGGACAATACCATTATTGTTGTATTCAAATTGGTTTCTGATAGCCATATTATATCCTATAGATACTAAGAAAGTTTAATCTTATTTATATGGAATTATGGCACATTCAGGAAGATATAAAGTCGTTAATCGAGATAAGTATGCCGGCGATCCGGCTAATGTCGTATACAGATCCTCGTGGGAAAGGAAAGTTTTTAAATGGTGTGATCATAATATAGAGGTAAAAAGCTGGGAATCCGAAGAAACAGTTATACCTTATTTCTACGATGTTGACAAAAGATATCACAGATATTTTGTAGATCTTAAAATCACATGGAGAAATAATAAAACCACACTTATTGAAATTAAACCAGAAAAAGAAACACAGCCACCTTCAGGTGAAAGACGTACAAAGAAGTATATCTATGAAGGATTAACTTATGTTAAGAATATGAATAAATGGAAAGCTGCAAAGGAATATGCAGAAGATCGTGGCTGGACTTTTGAAGTGTGGACTGAAAAGAAATTGCAAGAGATGAAACTTCTTGCTAAACCGATGCCTGGTAAAATAAAAAAGCCGCTAAAGAAAGCAGCACCATATAGGAAAAAGAAAATTTCAAAGCCTCGTGTTAGACCACCAAAGAATGTTAATGCAGCACCTAAAGAGTGGAAGGATTAACATTTATTGAATAAATCAATATAAATACTCGTATGAGCAACTTATTTAAAGATCTAGAAATCGAGGCATTCCGTGCTGGTATTACCCCACGGACTAAACAGTCTATTGAGTGGTTCCGTAAAAAGGCCGTCGCGCTCGGGCGCGTAAATCGTCTTGATCTTATGCGAGAAGAAGAGATTGCATTAAGGAATAGACCAAAGACAGCACCGTACGGTAATATGTACATGTATTTCTATGATCCAAAATATAAAGATACTTTACCCTATTATGATGCATTCCCATTAGTTATTATGATGGGACCAGCAAAGGGTGGATTCTACGGCTTAAATTTACACTATCTTCCTCCTGTACTCAGAGCTAAAGCCTTAGATGCTTTATTGGGTGAAGGAGAATTACCTATGAAATTTATTAAGCCAACTATCCATAGATATTTAACAAAACATGTAAAAAGTAGATTTGCTTTAGTAGATAAACCAGAATGGGAAATTGCTACATTTCTTCCGACACAGGATTTCAGAAAGGCAAGTTCAGGTACTGTTTATAGAGATTCAAGAGGGAAGATGTAATGGCATCAATTGACGATCTAAAATCTGTTGCTACCTCAAAGCTTGGGTTTGCACAAGCAAATCAGTTTTTGGTTGAGCTACCTCCAGTTGGCTCTGGTGGGTTTGGTGCACTAGGTGGATTTCTTGCAAATCTATTACCATCAATACCAAATATACCAGGCATATTAGAAACTGGTAAACCAACTAGTAGAGAAATGAATATTTTATGCTCAAATGCCACATTACCTGGTAAACAGATTCTTACAACAGATAGAAGAATCGGTATGGAATTTCAAAGGGTAGCCTATGGATATGCAGTTCAAGAGGTTAGCTTAACATTTTACTTGATGAATGATTATGGTATTAAAACATATTTTGATGCCTGGACAGATCTTGTATTGAATCAGGATACAGGTGAAGTAGGTTATAAACAGGATTATGCTAAGACAGTAAAGATACATCAATTGAGAAAAGCTAGAAAAGGTTTCAGTGCTAATATTGGTCCACTCCAGGGTAATTTAGAAATTGGTGGAGGCACAATATATGCCGTGGAATTACAAGATGCTTTCCCAACAACAATTGGCGCAGTTCAATTATCAAACGAATTAGATGGATTAGTACAACTTCAAGTAGATCTATCTTATACTAAATGGAGACCAATTAAGGTTGGTCTACAAAACTTCGTAAGCGGTGGCTTAAATTTTGGATAGGTGATTTAAATGGCAAAGAAAAGACAAAGAGCCCATCAGGTTTCTAAGGGAGAACGCAGATCCCAAGATCCTAGATGGAGTAAACAATCAAGAAAAGAATGGGTTGGTAGTACAGCACAAATGATTGCAAAGGTAAATGCATGGCACGCCGGCAAAAATGTAATGCTAACTATTGAAAATCCAAATAAGAATGAAACAAATAAAAAAATGATTCGTGTAAATGCGAATGACGTGTGGAAAAGAAAGAGTGCATAATGGCTTTACCAAGATTAAATGATTCCCCAAATTATGATTTAATTATACCATCAATGAAAAAAAGTGTGAGCTTTAGACCATTCTTAGTCAAAGAAGAAAAGATTTTATTAATGGCTTTAGAATCTGATGATCAGAAACAGATTCTGAATACAGTAATTAATACTATTAAAGCTTGTGTAACTGAAGATATCGATACTACAAGATTAACTACATTTGATATCGAATATATGTTTCTAAAAATACGAGCTAAAAGCGTAGGTGAAACATCGACTATTGTTATGAAATGTAATGAATGTGAATCTAGTAATGATATTACATTAAATATTGATGATGTAGAAATAGAAGTACCAGACATCTCTAATACTATCGAATTGGATAACCAGATTTCTCTTGAAATGAAATGGCCTACCTTCGATAGTATAGTTAGAGGCGATATTCTTTCTTCAGAATCAAGTGTAGATCAAATCTTTGGATTAATTAGATCAAGTATTGATGTTATAAAAACAAATGAAGAAAGATTCTCTGCTAAAGATCAGACTGCTCAAGAATTAGATTCCTTTATAGAATCTATGAACAATCAGCAATTTACTAAGGTAAGAGAATACGTAGAAAAAATGCCTAAGCTAACACATGATGTAGCTTTCTCTTGTAAAAAATGTAATCATCAAAACAATATTGTAGTAGAAGGAATGCAAAGTTTTTTCTCATAGGTCTATCTCATGAGACACTTGTAAATTATTATAGGACGAATTTTCAGTTGATGCACCATTATCACTATTCGTTGACTGAGATAGACCATATGATACCATGGGAAAGAGAAGTATATCTTGATATGCTAATCAACCATTTGAAAGAAGAACAAGCAAGGCAGGAACAACAGGGACGGGTATAATGGCAACTCTAGATGACGTAACTCAAAAATTAAAAGAAAATAATATAGAAAATCAGTTAGGTCATGAAGGCACTCGACTTGAGCTTACTAAGATCGGTATAAGATTTGATAGATTCTTCAGTATGATGAGCATGCAAAAATTGAAGAACTTGGAAACACAAAGAGAAGCCAAAAAAAAGTTACCGGCAATACCCCAGCCAAAATCCAGTACAGGTGGAGATAGCGGATTTAGTTTACTTGGCGGATTAACGGGTCTTGGTGCAATAGGAGCTACTGTAGCAGGCATTGTGGCATCGTTGACAGATTTAGATGCAGCAATTAAAGCATTAAGAATAGGACAAATTGCAAAACGTCTAAATGATACCCGAAAGGCACTAAACACTAGATTTACTACATTTATTGATTCCATTAGAGATTTTGGGAAAGGTATAGCAACCTTTGGTAGAAATCTTAAAAATCTTTTAATTATTCCAGATGAAACTAAAACATTATTTAAAAATATACCTAACAATTTTTTACAGGGATTATATAGAATATTAGGATTAGGTGTTGATGGTAAACCTGTCGTAGATACATCAGAGGGTGTTAAATCATTTTCAAAGACCATACAAGCAATTCGAACCTCTATATCAAATTTCTTAAAACCGGTTACAGATCTTTTTAGCAATACAGAAGGTGAAGGTAGAATTTCAAAAGCAGTTGCCCCTATTACAGAATTTTTTGATGGATTGTCTAATAAAATAGGTTCTATTACTAAATATTTCCCTACAGTTAATTTTGAAGCTTTAAAGGGGATATTAGGTGGTGGAGAGGCCGGCGGCGGCATAATTGGATTCTTCCAAAAAATTATATCAGCACTTGATCCTATTTTAACGCCTCTTAAAAAGATAATCGGATTTGCACTTAGACCATTTTTCCAAATTATTATTTCTGCAATCGATTTCTTTGTAGGATTTTATGAGGGATTTATGGAAGGTGATAATAAAACATTATTAGATAGAATTAAATCGGGAATCGAAGGTGGTATAAAAGGAGTTATTAAAGGGTTTACAGAGGCTATAGATTTATTGTTTATTAAATTGCCAGCATGGTTTGCTGATAAACTAGGATTTGAAGATGCATCGAAAAAACTAAAAGAGTTTAGCCTAACTGCATTGGTTGATCCTGCATGGGAAGCAGTAAAGAATTTCTTTAAAGAAGCATTTGCTAATCCTACTAGTAAAATTAGACAAGTTACTGCTAGTGTTGGTAGTATGTCTGAGCGACTTACAAAATATATCTTAAGAAACACTTTACCTGACCCGAACGTTGAACGGGCATGGTATGATCCTACGCGACTAGCAGTTATGGGTATTCCTAATTCTGTATATGAATATGCTGGATATACTAAAAATGATAAAGGGAAATTTGTATTAAAACCAGATACAAATATTAGGGCAGAAAAGTATGAAGGCGTTCAAGGATTAAGATCGGCAGTCCCACCTGGACCAGGCGGATCCGCACCAATTATTTTAGCACCATCAACATCAACATCGTCAACAACAAATGGATTTTCTCTTCCAGGAAATGCACAAAGCCCGGTTGATGCATCAGATATGCTATTATCCCACTAAAAGAAAAGGGAGCCGAAGCTCCCTAATCCCCGACTACCGAAGTAGTCTTTCTCCTTTATTGTGCACCAACTTTTGTCCGAATCTAATTCAGCGACTAGGCCTACGTAGGGTTGGCTTACCTAATCAGTCGTCATTTGCCAATCGTGCAAAATATGACATAGTATCTTCATCACCAGACGTATCAATCTGCTCTGCCGTTACTGGCTCTGCCATACGTGGCTGAGGTGCTGGTACAGGTTCATTAATCATGTTTTCCTGCTTAATAGTATAAGCACCTGCAGTTGATTCTTCACCAAGAACACGCATTAACTTTGCTTTTAGTTCATCATACGTTTTATAATTCTTTGGATCTGTAAACTCACTGAGATTATGTAGTTGGTTATAAACTGATTCCAACTGGGATTCATTTCCTTCATATAGACCAGATGGGCTAGCAAACTCAGACTTATCATAATTACGATATCCTTCGACTTGACGGATCTTTAATTTAAAGTCTGCGCCTTCCCAAAAATCAAATGGGTTAACAGGATTTTCATCTGCAAATTCTGGTTGCATAGAATCCATGATTTTATCAAAGATCTTTTTACCAAACTTATAGATGAATACCTTGCCTTCATTCTGTGGTGCAGAAGGATCTTGAAGAACAAGAACATTTGTTACATAGTGAAGACGACGCTTTTGATCACGAGCTTTCTGCTTATCAGATTCTACACCCGAGTTCCAAAGGCGCGAGTTAAGTTCCCCGACTGGATCAGTTTGACCAATAGAAGTAAGGCTGTTTTCGATATACCATTGACCAGTTGGTCCTTTGAATCCGTGATCCCAGTATCTGACCCATGGTAGTTCTTGATCTGCTGCTGCTGGGAGGAATCGTAGTACTGCATATCCATTACCTGCCTTATCTACGGTTGGCTTCCAAATCCGATCATCTGTATATGATTTCTTTTCAGTACCACCACCGGTAGATTCCGCTGCTTGTACTAGTTTCTGGATTTGGTCACGATTACGTTTTAGATTTTCGAATGTCATTTGTATTTCCTTGTATTTGCTGAAGTATTAAACTGAATTATTATACCGTATTTTCGTTGTTTTGTAAACATATTATATATCGATCTATTCAAAAAAAGCTGAGTCCAATGAATTTGTTTTTGGAAGAAAATTTAAAGCCATAGCTTCAGCTTCTAATTTCTCTTTTATGATAGGTGATATAAATTTTCTTACATCTTCAGGATCAATTTCATTCCTTTCACAAAGATGTAAGATAGTATCCATATAGGATAATTTCGTTTCGATTACTGTTGCTTCGATAAGCTTAGTAAATTTTGACTTAGTCAAAAAGTTATCTTCAATCATTTATCTAATACCTTTAATAGGATTGTGTCTGAGTTTAATCTACCATTTGGAATAGTTGTCTTAGTGGTAAGCTTCTTCCATTCGGTATCGATTTGCTTAACGGTCTTAGTTAGAACACCTGGTAAAAATTCATCAGGCTTACGTAATCTAACTGTTCGACTATTCACAGTATCGATATTCTTAATTGTAGTACCAGAAATTTCGAATCCACCAACACTCTGTGTAATGTATTCGGTAAGCATCCTGGATTTTGTATTAAAGGTATACAATCTGATTTTGCCAATAATTTGTATAGGACTAATTGAAACCAATTTAAAATTAGAATCTTCAGATTTGTATTGTACCTTTGAAATTTGTTTGTCTGCTGCCTTAGGCTGTTTGACTCTGGTCTTACGTTGTGCCTTGGCAGCAGACTTAATCCTATCAAGATCGAGGAGCATTTCCTGACAGGACTTAATGCGGCGATTGAGTTCGGGTCTTTTCAAATGTGAGTAACCCTCGACGGCATCATCAC